TGCGCGGCGTGACAGTATATCCGATTCGTGTGGCTTTGCCTTATTGGGGTTACGCGCGGACGATGTCGACTTTTTTGGTGCCGGCGGCTCGGTACGATCCCGTCGCGCGCGCATCTCCTCGAATGTCTCTTTTGGGTTCTCCAGTGCCTTTGCAGCGAGTGGCGCTTTGCGTAACTCTGGTGGCTTAGTGACCGTACTGCTACGACCTCGATTGGCCCAGCCCTTCTTGGCACCCTCGGAAGTACCTTCGTCACGCAGCAACGCATTACCGCTCGACTTCAGACCACCAAACAGCGGACCGCCGCCACTGTCACCATTCTTCTTTGGTGCCGACTGCATGATCTTCTGCACATCGATTGGCGCGGACGCGAGTGACTTCGCCACGGTCTGCAACCAGTCACCAATCAGCTTCATGCATTCCTGGTCACTCGGACCCTCGGCGTCGTAGAACGCGGAGTCACTATGATGACCGGCAGTGTGACCCAGCGCCCTGGCGACACCACCGCTCAGCTTGAGTGTATGTTCCTCTGCCGCGTGCTCGACTACCTGTTCGGTCGCGTGTTGCAGGATGTGCTGTGTCACATGATCCATGACATGCCCGGCCACATGTCCGATAAGATGACTGGCACCCTCGGCAAGCGCACCGGCACCAGGAACTGGCGGCACACCCGCTGCCATCATCAGTGTCTTGAGCACAGCTTTGCGCGCTATCGACTTGAACGCCTCGGTTTGTTCATCGTTGAGCGGTAACCCGTTCGCTGTAGCCCACAAGCCGGTACCGGCGTGCTTCATCGTGTTACCGGTTTCGAGTGCCAGTTCCTTGAGATAGTTTGGGATGTTTTTGGCGAGTACGTTACCTAGCTTCACCCGCATCGGGGTATTTGGTGACGCTAGACCCTTGGTCAGTGTCTCCGCGTCATGCGGAACCGCGAACGCTTCCTTGGCGAGTCCAGCACCTTGTGCCTTTGCCTTTGCGACCGCGCGTGCGATCCGCGCGGCGGCACCCTGCTGAAATGCCGACAGCCGTGACTGCGGCTGCGCCTGTGGGCGCGAATGGGCTGCCTTGGGCTTGGGTGGTTTGGTTTCCTTGAGTCCCGGATTCGCCGCACCGGGACCACTCATCGTCGCGAACTTACCGTGACTCCGTTTGTGCTTGGCTTCTTCAAACGGTTTGTCCAGGAAGTCGTGGAAGTGTACGTGTGTCGTCATTTGTCACTTCCTGCGGCTTCGATCATAACCTCGGAACGGTTCCGGGTCCGGTCGCTTGGTCACCTGTCGGGTATTGACACCGGCCTTAATGTCGACACCGTAGTTACCGCCGGTCCGCACACCATGTTCGACGCCACCTTGTCGCCGCGATTGTGCCGCTTTCTTAGCACCTTCGGAGGTACCGGCGTCGTGACTCGCTGTCGGCTTCACCAGCTTGCCAAACGGTTGCTTGGGTGTCGACTTGTTAAGGTAAGGCTGTGTCTCGGAGTCACCGCTGCGATTGGCACGATAGGTCTGGCCCCAGGCATGCGCCGAGTTACCCGGTGACGGATTGCGCCACGCCTGACTGTGTGCCTGATAGGCATTGGCGTGCGCGACCTCGGCCCGCTGGTTACCGGACTGGCGCGCGGCGTTCACCTGACTCTTGTGGTAACTGGCCTGCTGCGTGTGACTCTGCTGCGAGTTACGATTCTGCACAGCGGCGCGCGAGGTACCACCACCTTGTGACCGCTTACGGGCACCTTCGGCGGTACCGTAGTCACGCGCGCGTGCACCTCGGCTCGGGATATTGAAGTGGAGGTGACCATCCGAATCGCGGTTGAACTCCTCACCGAATCCGGCCACCCGCTGGACGACGCCGCTGGCGCGGTTGACCAGCCCGGCAGCGCGTTGCCCAACCTGCCCGATACCGGCGATCCCGGCCCCCGCAGAGGGGGCTTTAACGCCGGGGGCACCACCGCGCGGGACCGGAGCCTTTGGTGCCGCTGGCGGCTTCGCGCCGGGCGCTCTGGGCGGCTTCGCTGTCGGTGGCTTGACAGACGGCACGGCGGGTGCCCCGCCCGCGTCACGGACGTTGATGTGGTAATGGGTCATCTCAGAAGTGTCCCGTCAGAAGTGACAGCAAGTAAAACGTCACCGCAAGCCAACCGAGATGCGGTCGTCTCAGTGTCGGAGCGGTGAATATATAGGGTCTGATCGCTTCGAGTAGTGCCAGCACGAAAGCAAAGACCAGCAAGATAAGCTGTACCATCCACACCTCCATCACCGGCTCATCGGTCAATGCAGGATCAGCTTCTTGCGAGGGTCTTTCCGTAACACCTCGATTGGCGGCTTATAGTTGGGCCAGCACTGCCGTACAGCGTGTGCCACTTCCATCGCACTAGGATGAATACCTTTTGCCGCAAACTGACGCAACCACATCAATAGCTGTTGGTGGATTTCTTTGTCTTCGAGATCGCGGCGGCAACAGATGATAAACCGGGCACTCGGCAGGACAAAGGTGGCCAGCGGCGGGAACTCGTAACCATACTCAGCCTTAAACTTGGCGGCATGGTCACTAACGATGTACTGCACCCGGTCGATCAGTGACTGATCGAACTGTGCGAAGTTGGTGACAAAACGACTCAGTGCCTGACCGAGTTCCCGCAAGCCGTTTTGTACCCGTTCATCGTGGTTGTCGAGCATCGGCATCGACGTTCCCTTTAGATGATTCTGTCAAAAATCGTGACTCGCTCCTGGAAGATGATTCTGTTCTTCTGCCTGACTCGCATCCCTTGCTTGTGTCTATCGCTCGAATTGGCTCGCTTCCTCAGCGTGTGTCTAATCCTTTGCATTGGCTCGTTCGACATGGCTGTTTCTGTCAACCGGGGTGACTCGCTCTCAGCGGGTGCGTCTAATCGGGATTGTAGGCTCGTTCGCTTTGTTTGTGTCTGTTATCCTGTGTGACTCGCTTTCCCGGCCTGTGTCTATTGATGTCCTCCGGCTCGCTTCTTCCTTGTGCTTCTGTTCTCTGGTTTGGCGCACTCGGCCCAAATGTGTCTTTCATCACCGATGGCTGTGTGCGCGGATACCGGCCTTGCCTGACCATGCGCCACAGTGCTGACCGCATTCCGTAACAAAACGCGCACATTCTATTTGTGTCCAATCTCCGTGGATGGCTCACTCACTTTACATGTGTCTCTCGTTCTTGATGGCTCACACTGCTTCAATGTGTCTGTCTCTTGCAATAGTTCACTCACCCGGACTGTTTCCACCGTCTAAGTTGGTTCACTCATCTTACCTGTGTCTGTCAATCTTACGGGTTCACACAGTCTTTTTGTGTCTATCATCCAGAAGGGTTCACTCCGCGACCATGATTCTGTGTCTCTGCAAGGGTTCACTCCATGATCAGGTTTCTGTCTCTCCGACTTTGGCTCATTCAACTGTCATGTGTCTATCATTGACCGTGAGTCACTACAGCGGTGGTCAGTGACCACCGCTGTTTCTGTGATTGGTATCTTGTTCTGTTAACAATCGGGGTCGTCGTCATAGTCATCGGTACCATTGGCAACAACCTGCGGGATGCTCTTGATTAACGCATGGACCGTCGCATCGTCGCACGCCTCGAAGATCGCGCGTGCCGCCGTGACGCGCACCTCGGGGTCGGCGTCGGTATCGCCAGCGACATCGAGCAGCGCGGCGAGCGCGCCCGCAGCGGCGGCGGCGATGGGGTCCGGCGGGTTGGGCGGCGTCACAGCCTGCGGCTGAGTCGTCGCGGCAGTAACCGCCGCTGCACTCGCGGCGGCAGCGGCTGTATCCGTCGCAGAAGCCACGGCAGGAGCGGAGCCGTCGCCACCGGTCGTGAGGGTGGCCGGGTCGGGCGGCAGAGCCTGGGCAGGATCGGCGGCTGCCACGGCGGGGTCGGGCATCTGTGACGGTGTCGAGCCGTCCGGTGCCGGTGCCGTGCCTGCCGGATCGGTTGGGGCAGAAGGATCAGGAGTACCGGGCGCATTGGGATCGGTTGGGCTGGCCATGTTGTTTCTCCTATGAGTTACACAAGAAACATGCTGCGCAAACGGGTACTATCACTAAATTGGTGACTTCCATTTCTCAGCCGCCGCCTTGGGATCGTCGTCGTAACCCGGCGGCTTATAGTTTTGCAGACACTTCATCGCTTTCAGGTGGATCGACGCGTTGAGTGAACTCGCCATGGTGGACGCCTCGATCAGTTGCACGATGCGCGAGAGTTCCTCTGGTGTGAGATCGATGTTCATCACTCTATTCCTTTGTGTCTGTCACTTGACACGGTTCATTCGTGGTGTTTGTGTCTAAATCCGACGATATGGTTCGCTCCATATAGATGTTTCTGTTCCGATCAGCGGCTCACTCCGTGCATCTATGTCTAATCCATGAGGAGGGTTCACTCACCTTGTCTGTGTCTTATTCGAGTTGGAGGTTCATTCGTCTGGGCTGCGTCTGTCCGAATATTTGAGTCACTCTCACGCTTGGTGTCTGTCTAATTTGATGGTTCACTCCCATTGCTTGTGTCTGTCTCGAAGGTTAGGGTTCACTCACTCAGCATGCGTCTGTCACTTACAACGGTTCACTCATTGGCGATGCGTCTGTCGCTTCTAACGGCTCAGTCTTCTAACACCAACACGCGACGTTTGTGTGACGGTGCCGGTGCTTCGATGTGGTGGCCTGCAACACCCTCGACCTCGGCCAGGATGGTCTTCGCGTGTGACTCCGGTATGTGACGCACCGACCAGCCGTCGACACCGACACGCTTGATCGACAGTTGCCAGCCCTTGCTGCTGCGGAACAGGGTAAAGCCTTCGAGCATGAGTCACTCCCGCCAAATTGTGTCTAATCCCCTCGATGGTTCACTTTCCTCGGGTTGTATCTATCCGTTCGGATGGTTCACTCAGTTTATCTGTGTCTGTCCGAGTTCTAGGCTCACTCAATTCATTTGTGTCTAGTCCACTGTCAGTGGCTCACTCAATCGCCTGTGTCTGTCACTGTTAATGGCTCATGTCCACCACAGTCGTTGGTACACCTGGATGAAACTTTCATCATGTGACTCTGTCTGACTGATTGGCTCGCTCATTTCTTTTGCGTCTGTCTCTTGATATGGCTCGCTCGCTTCTTTTGCGTCTGTTACGTGAACTGGCTTGTTACGCTCCCACGGTTCACCAAACGGGACACACAGATAGGCCCGGTCGGCAAGTACAGTGACCGTTGTATAACCAGTCACCGGATGCGTCTGCCACTTAGTGGCCAGCCAACTGCCGCCGTCCTGGTAACCGTGCGTCGGTAGTGACTCTGGGTAGGGGTTCTTCACACTATGTTCCTGTGTCTATCTGCGTTGTGGGTTCACTCCCGGATGTTGTATCTATCGATGCATCCTGGTTCACTTCTGCGTGATGTGTCTCTCCGGTTGCGCGGTTCACTTGCCTATGTTGTGTCTGTCACTGTATCAGGTTCGTTCTTGTATTATGTGTCTCTCGCTTGAGGTGACTCGCGTCTGCATCTTGTGTCAATCAACTACGCTGGCTCACTCTGGCAACATGCGTCTGTTCTTCTTGCGTGGCTCGCCCTCTGATCTTGTGTCGGTTTCCATGGTATGGCTCGTTCAACGCCCTTGATTCGACCCGGAGATGTGACTCGCTCGCACTGGGTGTTTCTGTCGGTGCCCACGGCTCACACAATAGGATCACATCGCCTTGCGCGCGTCGACAAAATTCTGGAAATAGTTCCTAAAGTCGCCCAGCGTATACTCTTTGCCGCCCAGGAAACGATCCGGCCCGGAACCGTCCGCGTAGAACCCGTTGAATATCTTCAAGACGTCACTACCCGTACCCCAGCCGAGAAACACCTTCGGCTGGTGGTACTTCTTGGTACCCGGTTCACAGGTGTCGATGACAAACACTCGATTAGAGGATTCGTGCGGACCCAGGAACACATCGAGACAGTCACCGTCATTGGCCACCGTGCCAGGGAAGTAACCGTAAGGTGCGAGCATGACCGCACCACCGGAACTTCCTGCGTGTCTTTGGTCACCCTCTTCACACTCGACACACACCTTGAACCCGGCATAGTTGGCGATGCGCTTTGGTGCCTGATCCTGGTCACTGGTGTAGACGTGGAAGATCGGTTTCTTGGTACGGTTTGGTGACTCGAATGGCAACTCAGGCTCGATGTCCTCACTCGCCTTCTCACCACCGGCACCGAGTATCGTGCGCATACCACCCGGCAAGAACGAGGGACGGGGTTCCTCACCACCATCAGCACCAGGGAGAAACGACCGTCCCTCGTCCTGCCCGCCGGGCTTTGGCGGCTTTGGCAAGCCCATACCACTGCTACCCCCTCCAGGGAGGAAGGAAGGTGCCGGTGGCTCGCCGCCGCCCGGCCCGCTGGCACCGGAAGCCCCCATGCTTCCTGGTGGTGACAGCGGTGGCGCGTTTTCGGCTGCATCGATCATCTCGTCAGTGATATTTGTCCACACACCCGTGCGGTGACTCTGTTGCTTGAGTTCCTTGTAGATGAGTGCCTGATCGGTGACAACGCCAGCCTCGAATGCTTGTAACACCTGTTGCGTGACACCGGAACTGATCTGTACCTTTTCAATCTCCTGCAACTGCCACAGAGGATTAAAGAACCAGCTAAACCCGTTGGGTATCTTGATGCCGAGTGACTGAGCCACGATCTCGATCAGCCCGTCGACCGGTCGGCGAAACTTCCGCTCTTGCTGGCTCTTTATCATATCGTAGTAATTTCGGATGTCACTCTCACCGGTGGAGTTCAAACCAACCGGTGACTGACCAAAGAGTCTCACTAAGGGGATACCCAGAGCACCGGAGATTTGCTGACCCATCTGGATCAGGACCGCATCGAGGCCGGTAAACGAGTAAGTGTCACTCTCCATCCGGTCATTGGCATCGAGGATCGAGATACCCTCGTTCTGTTGGTAGAACCGCAGAAAGTCGATTGCCTGTAACTGTGCCGCCAATAAGTCACCACCGGTACCGACTGTTTCCTTCCACTTCTCGATAAACAGCTTGCGAACACTGGCGCGGTTGACCAACTGCGCCGTGCTCGCGGTGGTCATATCGAAGGACATCAGCCGGTCCCACAAAGGTTCCAGCACCGACATGTCCCACAGGTTTTCGCTGAGCCGCTGATAGTACGGCAGCTTGACACCATCAAAGCGGATAAACCGCGTGTGGTGTATCCTTGTGGACGGCGGCAACGGCGTGTCACCGACAGTGACATAAAACTTCGGCTTGCCGTAATCGAGTGACCGTTGATCAGTGACTAGATCGGTGAGTGACGGATCGACCAGCCAGCGGTCGAGCGGTAACAAACCGCAAAAGGAATTCTTGGCAATAGTGTCTTTGCGCAGCGGTGTCTTGGGGTCTTGCCCATCGATCATGATAAAGGCACCGGCACCACCATACAATCGTGCCCAGGTGATTGTCTCAGCGAGCTTGTCCCAGACCGCGAACTCTTCGTTAAACGCCGCCTCGATGTCACCGCGCTCGGTCGGGTCCATGTCACTGCCAAGGGTAAAACCCTCGCGGGTCATATCCTCGGCCACCGCTTCGACACCGGTCCGGCATATCCAAGAGGAACGATAGGCAAAGTCGAGGATGATTCTGAGGCGGGTGATCGGGTAGTAACCATAGGAACCGTAACTGTTGAGGTTATCGGTGCCCATACCCGTGCGGGTCATAAAGTTCTGGTAAGTGTCACGCGTCGTCATCTGGCTGCGCGTTGGCAACTCTGACGGCAACGGACGCGCGGCTTCACGCCGCGCTGCCCGTGCGACACTCTTACTGCGTTGTGTCTGTGCCATCAAAGGCACTCCTCCATAGTGTCTCTAATCTGATTGAGTGGTTCACACTAAGGTGTCAGCAAATCGTGACCAATGGTGGATTGCGGTACCCGTTGGAACACGCGGAGATAATCGACATCGAGTGACTGTGGCAACGCGTCGTTATCAACACCGTAACGCCCGGCCCAGTTACCGCCAACCGCGAGATTGGTCAGCAAGTAACACCCTGGCATCGGCTGCCCATCATCTGCGACCCAGTGATAATTGAACGCCAGGATCGGCGCGCGGTCGAGATACACGATCCCCTCGGGTTCCTTGTAGTATAGCCCGTAGGTGTGGAACCCATCGGCGAGATCGGCGTCCGACCAGTGGTACATCCACTGCCAGTTAAAGTTATCGACCGCCCAGGTACCTTCGTAGCCCTGCGGATTGGTGTCCCAGTCCTGTACCTTTGCACTGCAATGCAGCATGTGCGTGGTGTCATCCTTGCCGTTGTTGACAATCTCGCACATATCGATTTCCGGTGGCCAAGGTACTGACTGGTCGTCACCGGGGTTACGCTCGGAACCGGCGATCCAGAACCCAACCCAGCCGCCGAGAAACTTTGGTGCGCGCAGGCGCGCCTCGAAGTACCATTCGTTGCCGTCACCAATGGGGTAACAATCCTTTGAGCGCAACATACCGCTAGGCCAAAAGTCACCATTATGCGGCAGCGCGGTCAGCTTCAGCCCGGTGTCACTAATTACGTGGTTCCCGGTTTCGCGGTAGCGCTGCCACTCATCATTGAGATAGTCCAGCATCCCGTTCTCGTAGACATACCGGGTCCAGTAATGCTGCATGATCTGTTCGTTAGTGTAACCGCCCATACTGGAATTGAGGATGGTACGCCAATCCGGTGTTAGTGACATCGACGGCGGCGCGGTCGAACGCGGTGTCGCGGCTTGCGGTGTCGATTTGAATGCCGCGTCACCCGGATACACCCGCATCGGTCGCGGCGGGCGCTGGGACGGAATCGGTTTTTTCAAATCGTGACTCGGATGTTGTGTCTGTGCCATCACTTGTCCCTTCATAAAATTGACACTGTGGTTCGTGATAGTGACCAAAGCCGGTAAAGCACTGGGTACACGCGCCGCTGACACTGTTAGGGTCTTGCACCGGCTCTCCTCCTGTTTGTGTCTATCAAGTCGGGCGGATCATCGGTGCCACGCGTGTCGCCTCACCCGCTTGGGTGTACTTTGGTGCTTCAGTGACTCTGTCAGTATCCTTCTTGTCACCCTTGGCGAACTTGTAATAGGCACGCGCGCGGGTCAGGACACCGCGCGGGTTACCGTGAAGTGAGAGTTCCAGGCACTTAAGCCGTAACTCTTCATCGGATGACATGGCCATGAGTCACATCACTTAGCTGTTTCTATCACACAACATGGTTCACATCGGCACGTAGTACAGCCAGTATCTGTCACCTATCTTGAGCGGTCGGTTGTTGTATCCTTTTCGGTCGCGGAACCGCCGGTCTTCGGTGCTCTCACGCCGCCAACGATCCCTAAGATCGTCCCACTTGGTACGGAAGTCACCTCGCAGTTTTCCGGCAGTGACAGCCCGTTCAATGATGTCGGCGTAGATGCGTCGCGCGTCTTCCCGCTGTTCCGCGTCGGTGCCGTCTTCCTTTTGTGTGCCAATGAACTTTCCTTTCCCTGGTAACACCTGGACCTTGGCGTCAAATTGTTTTGCGGCATCTGACACCGCCTGAAGTGTCTCTTGGTCCGCGCCATAGACATGCACCGTGGCACCATCCTGTTTCAGTTGCAGCGTGTGGAACGCTACCTTGTGGTCGAGGAGGTGTTCGTGTATCTCTTCGGGTGACCCTTTTGCCTCGAAGCTGGCGATGTAGTCACTACCCTTGCCGGGTACAAACCTGAGTACCTGTAACTGATTGGTCAGTAACCCCTTGAGTGCCAGCGCCAGTTCCGCGCGCTCGGGCGTGGTGCTGTGCATGTGGGTCATGGTGGAATGTTCCGCGCCGGTCTTCCACGCACCGAGTACCGCTTCCGTCTCACTGTCATCGATCCCGGCCAAGCGGTCGATCTCGGGTGACAGCTTACGGAACACAGATTGCTGTTTTGACCGGAGTGCCTTTAGCGCGGTAGGGAAGTCAAGGTTACCTTCGTTAGGTGACACAAAGCCCTCGGCACTGCCCTTGGCAACAAACTGGCCACCGTGACCACCGCCCTTGGCGCGCGGGTGCTCGGCTTCGACAAAGGCATCGTGGAAGTGGATGTGGATGCTCATCGGGCTGCCTCGCGCGCGTCACCCGCGCCAACTATACCGATGACGGCTCGAATCGCAACTTATCCCCCGCTTTTCTGCCCAGTCCGCTCGTAGAGCCGCCGCAGAAGCTCCCTGGCGCTTGGCAGGTAGCCCGAATTGCAGCAGTGGCACCATGCTGCCCCGTCCTTGTCCTCATGCCAGTCGCAGTCCTCCAGGGGCATCGGGCAATCGAGGTTGTCGCGGAAGCGGGCGATCTCAGCCTCGTCCAGCATGGTCATCTCCCCTTATGGCCACCAACCCTTGTCGGTGTGCAGCTTGGCGATGTTGGCTACCCTGGTGCCATCGGGCAGCACACCGGGCCGCTCATCGACCCACGGCGCGCCGCAGATACCGCAGACACAAACATCGTACCCGTCATGCGGCACCGGCACATAATGCTGCGGCTCGAAATCGACAAACCACTCCGACCGCGCCATTGGTCGGTCGGGTGACGCGACCAGTTCGTGATTAGTCACACAGATACGGTGACCGTTCTCACAGGTGATTGTCGCCCCGGCAGGTAACACGGTCGCCATGAGTCACCTCCCCAGCAGGTAACGCCGGACCACAGCGGCGCGCTCGTCACCGATCACCTGGAGTAACGCACCGGTAGCAGCGTTGGCGAGATCGTCCATGCCGCCCTTGGGGTGGTCAACGCTGTCGCGACCGCCGCGCACGGTGCGTAACTCCAACTGACAAAACTGGTTGAACATCCTTTGGTGATCGATCAGCCGGGCCTTGCGGGAGTTGAGTAACGGCAGGAAGTTTACGTACATGTCACTTTTGGTCATCTCGGTTGGCTCGTAAATGATACCGCGCTTGGTGAATTGTTCCCTTGGCCATTCACCGGCGTAACGGTCACCGAGTACCTTGCCGATGCGGTACTTCTTGAGTGTCTCGCACAGAGTCTCGGTGGCCTGTTCCGGTTGGAACGGTGCGCGTATCTCTTGCACACAATCGAGGATGCCTAGCTCACCTTCAGCGTGAGCAATCGCGATAGTGAAAGAGTCACGCGAGCCACCGGAGGGATCAGCAAACGCGTAATAGATTGGTCGATTGGCTTCATCCCAAGGTCGCTCATACACCCCTTGATCCGTGCAACCACGAACCACATCACGATCAACATAGTCAGCAAGATCGCTACGGAACTCGGCCCCATATTCGGCGGCGGCGAATTCGGGGTCTTCCTCGAATGCCTTGCGTATCTCACCGGGGTACAACTCCTCGATCACCGGGTTCAATTGTTCCGTGGTCGCTTTGATCACCAGGATGTCATTGTCAT